GTCTTAGGTGCCCTCGGCTTTGGATCTCGGCTCATCTACCTAGAGGTGCAGAAGGCCCGCAGAGAGCGGCAGGATACCCGGGATTTAGAGAGGCGTCGCATGGATTATGAGATGAGGTTTGGCGCCGAAAGTAACGTTAGGGCCATCCGGGGCATCCCGTTTAACCTCTGATGTATTACATAGTGGGCAGAGTCATGGCAGACTTAGGAGCTAAAGATGCCGGCGAATAATCCAACAGGCAAAGGCGGCAAACGCTTTAAGAAGGGCCAAAGCGGCAATCCGAAAGGCTCTAGCGCCAAGGCCAAGGTGCTCTCCTCCATTACACGGATGACAAACGAGCAACTAGCCGATATCGGCAGCGTTTTGCTCAATGGCACGGAAGGCGCCCTAGAGGCCATCGTGACCGATCCTAAGGCCTCCATTATGCAAAAATGGATCGCCAAATTGATCATCCACTCCATGCTAGAGGGAGATGCCTCCGTCTTCAACGCCGTGCTTAATCGCATAGTGGGCAAGGTTAAGGAGCGCATTGAGCACACCGGCGCCGATGGGGATGCCATTAGCATCCGGGCCCGCATGACGATAGAGGAGATGGAGGCGCGTTGCGAAGCCATGAGGGCTAGCCGCTTGGAGGTAGGCGATGATTAGAGAAACTGATTTGGCAGTAAGGGTGGATGGCTTGGGCGTGAAGATTTGCGCAAACTCGGATAAAGCCAGTGCCGGCTACGTGGATCACGAGGATCTTCTCCAGCTTATCGAATTACTCGATAGCATCTTGGAAAAATGGACAGGCAAGCCCATGGCGCCCTCTACTTACCGATTGGAAAAATACGGGCATGGGTAAGAAGACGGGCAAGCCAAGGGGAAGGCCCCGCAAGCCCCGGGATCCTGCCGAGGAGGCGCCCGTGGAGGCTCTCCTCTACCCCATGGAGTGCGTTGATTGTGACTATAAGTACGTCACCCTCAGTAGCCTAGAGGCCCCGGCGTGCGGCTTGTGCGGCTCCACAAGGCGCATCCGGCACCACTCTTTGAGGGAGTTTAAGGAGGAGACCTTTGCCTTCCTCTAAGCGTTGCGTGCACTGCCACATCGTCATTCCCCCGGAGGGGCAGGATTACAAAGAGTGCCGATACTGCCGCGTTGATGGGCCCTTCCGTCCGCACATTGAGTTGCAACTGCCGCCTTCTCAAATAGAGATGCTAACCTCAGAGGGTGCCCCACGGGGCCGGGAGAAGACTGATGGAGCAAAACCGAAGCATTGAGTGCCTAGAGGGCCATGGCCGGATTATGTATACCATCGGTGACGTGCGGTTGACCTATACCGAGGATGGCAAGTTTACCATCTCGGTGGGGGAGGAGCGGCGCTTTACCCTCAGCCCTGCCGATAGTGAGGATCTTTGGAGCGCCTTTGTTGCGCACAATGAGTATATGGCCATGAGCCGAGACATGGGGATCCATACAGTGCGCCCTTCTGGTATTGAATCCTCGATTTTTGAAAACTAGCCAGTTGCTGGTTTACTCGTTATGCGCTATGGGCAGGCAATGGGCAAGACAACGCATGGGATGTGCTACAGCACCACCTACAATTCATGGTCAGGCATGTTTCAGAGATGCTACAATCCCAAGGCGGCGGGATGGCGCAACTACGGAGGCAGGGGGATTGCCGTATGCCCGAGATGGCGCACCTTCGCCGCCTTTCTCGAAGATATGGGTGCACGCCCTCCAGGGCACACTTTGGATAGGATTGACGGAAGCAAAGGCTATAGCAAAAGCAATTGCCGATGGGCCACGCCTCGGGAGCAACAGGCTAATACATCCAGGACGTTGCTATTAGAGCATCAGGGGAGGACGCAGCCGCTCAACGAATGGGCGCGTGAGTTAGGGATGCCCGCTTGCACGATCTCTGCCCGGCTAAGGCGCGGGATGACGGTTAAAGATGCGCTCATCCCATCGGCAAAAGAGATCTCTCCCCGGAAGCATATGGTCACGTTTGGTGGCCGGACTATGTGCCTATCAGATTGGGCAAGAGAGATTGGCGTCACGCAATCGCAAGTGCGAGCACGATTAAGGAATTTGCCCATTGAGGAGGCGCTGAGGCCGTTTGAGGGGGAGAAGAAAAATCTCAAAAAAAGCATCACCCACAACGGCCAAACTAAATCGGTAAGGCAGTGGGCTATATTTGCAGGTGTTAGCCCAAACGCGATGAAGTATCGGTTGCGAAAATGGCCAATCGAGAAGGCGCTATCCCCATGATTGCGAGCCCGGACGCGCTTATCGAGAGATTTGAGCTAGAAAAATTAGCCGCTCAAAAGAGAGCGCGCCAAGGCCTGTTGGCTTTCACGAGGTATACAAAGCCGGACTATCAAATCAATTGGCACCATAAAATTGTTGCCCGGCACCTAAACCTTGTGGCCGATGGCCTTTTGCGCCGGCTCATTATTTGTATGCCTCCGAGAACTGGAAAATCCGAGCTAGTCTCTACTCGGTTTCCTGCATTTATGTTTGGGAGGGATCCGCAAGCGCAAATCATAGCGGCGAGCTATAACACTACCTTGGCTAGCAAAATGAACCGTGGCGTGCAGAGGGTGATGGACTCCGAGGAATACGCCAAGCTGTTTCCCGATGTAAAGATTGGCGGCACAAAGCCAGGCTTAGGCGACGGGCAGGGTCGTTTTTTGCGGCGCAGTGATGAATTTGAGATCCGAAAGCATGGAGGCTTCTACCGATCCTCGGGAACAGGCGGAAGCCAAACGGGCTATGGGATGACGCTAGGATTGATCGACGATCCGACAAAAAACCGTCTTGAGGCGAATAGCCCAACCTACCAAGAGCGCATTTGGGATTGGTATACGAGCACATTTTACAGCCGCCTTGAGAAAAATGGTGCCATCATAATTTGTTTAACGCGGTGGTCATCGGGCGACCTTGTGGGGAGGCTTCTAGATCAAGCCAAAAAAGATCCATCCTCTGAGCAATGGACTGTTTTAAGTTTTCCGGCCTTGTGCGAGGCCGGCAAGCATCCCGATGACCCCCGAGAGGTGGATGAGCCGCTTTGGCCCCAAAAGTATTCCAAGGAGCGGATGCTCCAAATGCGTCAGGCCATCGGCACAAGGGATTGGGCGGCGCTGTATCAACAGAGACCGGCGCCCTTGGAGGGCGGGATCGTGCAAACAAAATGGTGGCAGTATTGGGCAGCCCTCCCCGATAACCTAGACTTTTGGGCCATCAGTTGCGACCTCACCTTCGGGGATGCCGACAAAGAGGATTTTTGCGTCATGCAGGTATGGGCCCGCAAAAAGGCCTCGTTTTACCTCGTGGATCAAATCCGGGCCAAGATGGGCTTTACGGTGCAGTTGGCCCAATTCTCCGCTCTCTCGGCCAAATACCCTCAGTGCCGGGCCAAATACGTAGAGAAAAAGGCCAACGGGGCAGCCCTCATCAGCACCCTCAAGGGCAAGATCCCCGGCATCGTTGCCGTAGAGCCCCGGGGCAGCAAGCTTGCCCGGGCCGAGGCCATTAGCCCCCTTGTGGAGGCCGGCAACGTCTATCTGCCGGATCCGGTTAAGACGCCATGGATGGCGGACTATCTGGATGAGTGGGCATACTTTCCCAACGGCAAAAACGATGACCAGATCGATGCCACATCCCAAGCCCTTCAACAGCTCTCCGGGCGCCAAAAGATGGATTACAAGAGTTTGGCGCCAATCTCCCTGGAGAAAAAAACCAGCTTCTTTTAAGCCCCTTGTGGCAAGGCAATGGCATATAATATCCATCTTGGGCTAGTATGGCTCCAAACAGGGAGAGCACCGTATGGCCGAGGGCACCAACAACACCCCGCAAATTGATATGGGCTCCCGGGCCTACGTGGATCTTCGGAGCCTTGGGAGCTCGGGGCTTACCCAATCCTCGGGATATATCCACGAGGAGCGGATGCCCAAACTCCAGGGCCGGCGCGGCGTGGCCGTCTATAAGGAGATGGGTGACGATGATCCAGTCATCGGCAGCGCCCTCCGCATCATAGACAACATGCTTCGCACGGTACGGTGGGAGGTGCAGGCGGCGAGCACCGCGCCCTTCGATCTGGAGGCGGCAGCCTTCGTTGAAAGCTGTTTGGATGATATGGATACCCCGCTCATTGATACGATGAGTGAGATCTTCTCCATGCTCCAATATGGCTACAGCCTTCACGAGATCGTGTATAAGCGCCGGTGCGGCGATGCGCCCGTGGAGTCTATGCGCTCAAAGCACGCCGATGGGATGATAGGGTGGAGACGCCTCCCGAGCCGAAGCCAAGACACCATCCAACGCTGGGTGCTAGCCGATGACGGTACGATCTTAGGTGCCGAGCAATGCGCTCCACCCCACTTTATTCCCACGTTTTTGCCAATTAAAAAATGCCTGTTGTTTCGCACAACGGTGCATAAGAATAATCCCGAGGGCAAGAGCATCTTGCGATGTGCCGTGAGGGATTGGCACTACAAAAAGGGCATCGAGGCCATTGAGAGCATCGGTATCGAGAGAGACGTTGCCGGCCTTCCAATTGCAAGAGTGCCGGCAGACTTGATCCGGGATGCCAACGGCGGCGATCCCGACGCTATCGCCATGGTGGATCTCTTCACCAAAATGGTGACTAACGTACGCCGGGATGAGCAAGAGGGTATCGTGCTGCCCACCGCCTATGATGAGAATGGCAAAGAGCTCTTTAGCTTCTCTTTGCTATCGAGTGGCGGCACCCGGCAGATAGATATTGGCTCCGTCATCCAAAGGCACGACAATCGCATGGCCCTAGCCTTGCAAGCCGAGTTTATCCTCATGGGCCAAACCGGCTCATCCGGCGCATATGCGATGCACGCCGACAAAACCGATATGTTTATGGGCGCCATCAGCACCTATCTAGATATCGTTGAGAATACCCTCAATCTCCACGCCATCCCCGAGTTGTGCGAGCTCAACGGCCTTGAGATGAGTGACTACCCCAAGCTGAGGCATAGCCCATTGGAGCGTATTGACGTCTCCAAGATGGCAGCCGCCATACAGCAACTCTCCATGAGCGGGATGCAGCTATTCCCCGATGAGCAACTAGAGGCCTATATCCGCAAACAAATGGGATGGCCCGAGGCCTCTAGCTCCATATCCAGTGATGAGGTGATAGCCCCCCGTGCATCGGTAGATCCTGATGACACCATTGAGATCACGGATCCCCGGGAGAGGCCCCCCACGTCTTCTGAGCACGCACGCACGCTCGGCTTGCCCGAGGAGATGGTGACGCAGTTGCAGGCCGCCGAAGCCTCCCCCCGGGGAATGAATCTCCGTTAACCTAGAAAGGATTTGAGCCATGACCGTTATGCACGCTCTTTATCACATCCGACCGGATCTTGGGGATGAGGCTTGGGATCTTTGCGGCATCTACTCCGAGCACGCCAAGGCCCTCAAGGCCATGCACAAGCTGATGGATAACAACGCAGAGGTTGGCCTCCACGAGTTTGCCATTGATGAGATTGTGGTTAACGAAGATCTCCGATGAGCCACGAGGATACCCGGCCACATATCCAAAAGGCCAAGAGGCGCGTTGAGCGGGGCAAATTCGAGGTCACTGTTGACCGGATCGAGGCCCTCAACGTGAAGATGGAAAACGCCGTCTCCGTTGACTTTAAGAAAGGCATCAAAGGCTTCCGCAAGGCCGTGCCCAAAAAGGCTTTGGATGAGGCCTTCCAGGCCAAAGACTATAAGAAGATCATGCGGGTGATGCCGTGGGAGCGCCTCCAAGGGGCCTCGGATAAGGCCGTGGATTCTATGCAGGCAAGCTTCGTTGATGCCGCCAAACATACCGTCACCGGCGTAGAGCGGCAGGCCAACGCCGAGCTCCGATGGGATGCCTCTAATCCTCGTACCGACAAATACTATGCGGCTCGCAAAAAAGATTTTATGAAGGATCTGAAGATGAGCACGCGGCAGAATATCCAAACCGTGGTGCAAAACGCCAACCGCAACGGCCTCAATAGCAAGATGGTGGCCGATCAAATCGTGGGCAGCATTGGGCTCAACAACCGGCAGGTTATTGCCATCACCAACTTTGAAAACGGCCTCCGCAAACAAGGCCTCTCGGAGAATGACATAAAGGCTCAGGTGGAGGATAAAAACGAGTTGATGCTAGAGCAACGGGCCAAGATGATTGCCGTCTCTGAGACCCGGAGCGCCTCCTCCGCCGGGCAACAGGCCTCTTGGGAGGCTGCCATGGATGCCGGCCTTATCCCTGATGATGCGCGCAAAGAGTGGATTCTAGGTTGGGAGATGGCCTGCCCTAACATATGCAAGCCGATGCGGGGCCGGCAGGTGGGCGTGAGGGAGGAATGGGAATTGCCCAATGGCAAGTTGGTGATATCCCCATCTATGGCGCATCCTATGTGCAGATGCACGGCCACCCTGGTTATTGATGAGGATGACTGAGATCGGCTCTAAGTCTTGCCCGCTCTAGGCAAAATGCCGCGATGGCTCGGAGCGCCGTGGTATCCGCATTATCTTTGGTGAGATAGGTGATGAGCCATCCATTGGAGCTAAGTGCCTCAAGTTTGCGCGCATCCTGCAAAGCCTTGCGCTCCTCGGTATGCCA